CCCAAGTTAAAAGCCGTACGACAGCCAAAGCTATCGTACCTCTTTACTTGTTTAGAGTCAACTACCAAGCCCGTAGGCCGTCGCTAGCGACTCCAACGGGGTTTGGACCTTCTGGGAAGTGTTCCAAAAACAAATGGTGGTACGATCTCCCAAGGGAGAAGATACCGCCATCCGACTACGAACGGATCAACGACTGCTATCAAGCCTTCGCTGCCGCGCTCGTGTCGGTTGTCCCTGGTCTCGTCAAGGGAATCCAAAATCCATCCAGGATGGACCTAGAAACGATAATGGGTCTGCGTTTGTACGCATCGTGGCTCATTACGTCCTGGGCCATCCGGGGTGAATTTTGGACGGTAACGCAGCTGAAATCGTTCCTCGACTGGTGTCGCTGGGCGTCAGTCTCTGCGGTCAATGATCCTCCTCAAGTAGGAAACGGGGTCCCCGGCCACTTCACCTCAGGACCCATGGGTTTCAGGTGTAGGTGGATCAGGGGGTCCTTCAAAAAGGTCTTCTTAGAAGGACCGGGGGGTCGGGGCCCTTTTGCTTGGTTCCAGTTGTCAATGGCGAAACGCGCATTGCCAGCGGCCGGCAAAAGGAGTTGCATTGAATCACTTGTGAACCACCAAGGTTCGCTCACTAGTGATTTTACAATGGATCCCCGCTTAGTCGACTATACAGAGGCCTATGTAGCCAAATGGATGACCCTACGGAATCCGTGGGCATTCAAGGTTGCAGGCAAAATCTCTGGCAAAGTTTCCATGTCCGGGGTCTATGAAAGATCCCGTGACAATGGAGGGTTTAGGAGTCATGTCCAGGAGAGTCTCGAGAATTACAAGGACCTCCCCATGCTCACGCCCATTTGCACAGTTTCAACATACTCGTTGTGGGGGGAGGAGAAATACTTTCCCTGGCACGAACAGATGGAGGACTGTTATAGAAGAACCCCTCTAGAACCGGTGTGCGATGACCACCTCATAAGGGATTGGGCTCTCTCCTCCTTGGAGGAAGAGATCCATAAACAATCTCCTGAGATGTCATCTTTCCTTAACGAGAATCTGGTCGATGGGATCAATGGCCTCTATCCAAAGGATAGGGAGGATATTGATTTCCCATGGTACCAGATCGCTCCAAGGAGCACAGCCGTATCAGTTAAGGAGAGGGGATACAAGGCAAGGATTGTAACTAAAAGTTACTCCTTCATTGTTTACCTCCTCCACCTGTTACGGTCGGTTCTAGAACCGATCTTCTGCGACGACAGCATGTTTACCCTACATGAGGAGAACCAGGCGAGTTACCTTAGTGTTTTTAACGGTTGCAGAACCGGCGGTGACCATCTTAACGGTCACTGGATTAGATCCAGCGACCTTAAGAACGCCACCGACCGGGTTCCAATCGAGTTTTGTGAGGCGGCCTCAAGAGGTATCTTGAGATACTTGAAGGGAAAGATAGATAGAAAGACTTACGAGTTTTGCTGTTTCGTCTTCCCTCTGGCCTTCCAAAGGCATCTCATAGAATATCCCGAGCTCGAAAGAGAGACGGGGTTACTCAAGGAGATAGTCATGAGTTGTGGAGCCCTAATGGGTCTCCCGACCTCATGGCTTTTCCTGAACCTCTACACCAAAATGGCGTTGGACATAGCAAAGCTATTGTCTGACACACATGATGGTAGTAAGTCTCCGGCCGAGGAGAACCTTTTGGAACTCCTCGACTGCTCAAG